CCACCCTGCTGTTTACTCTTTAGCAACGTCATTGGAACGCACACCTTCGCTACAGCCCGATCGTACCAACTTGGTACTGGGATATGCCTCCCTAGCTCCGTCAAAACGAGCCTCGAGGTCGAATTTGTGATTGGATCCGTTGACTTTGAGTAGTCACCACTGTATAGATCTGTGCCCTTCTGCTTCTTGTTGCTTAGTTTGACCGTGTGGTTGCGCAACATTGCCTTGGTAGCTCCTACTTTCTTAAGTACGGGCATTACTGCCTTGGTGATCGCTCGCGTCACCCATACCATTGAACTGTTGTGCATTGTTGCCATCCTGACCTTCCCTTGGGGAGTTCTAATAGGTAGCATCTGCACGACGGCTTTCTTATCTGCTAACGCATAACGGAAACAGTCCGCCTGCGAGGGGGTAGCGTCGATTAATGGTCTTCCGACCATTTCTCTTAACTCCTCTTCAGTAGCGATGTGCACAGCATCTCCTGGCCCACCAGTGCCATAGTTCACAATGTCAATTGGATTACCACTTATGGTAATCCAGTTGCTCCTGCCTAACTCAGAATCATCCCATGTCCTCCTATCAACCATTCTCGCAGTGGTGACTTCGTCACCACCTTCGTAGATTGCTTCGGTAATTGGCATGGGGAGACTCTGAGCGGCAAGCTCTTGGGCTGTACCGGGTTCTCTATGGAGAACCTTGTCCACCCAATTGGCATGCACTATGTCCGTGAGCCTCGCGTTTAAGTCGTCTCTAGCGAGTTTTCGCTTTTGTTTCCTCTGAACATACAGTAGCTTGATGTACCCCTTGAGTCCGCTTCTCACAGTAGATACAGATGCCCAGTCATTGACTTCATCGTCAATGGCGTACTCTGGATTTGCCAACAAGAATGCGGCCTCCCTGAGTTCTTCTAACCCTTTCTTCCTCCTCCACCTCGGGTCTCGCAAAACATGCGAGGCGCCTCCAGCTCTGGATGAGGCTTCGACACACCCCTTTTCGTTAGGGGAAGGCAAAGTCCTCTGGACTTTGTCGTCGATGACGACATCTCGTACGAGATGTTTGATGAACGCCTTCAGTTCATCCCTCATTTGGGATGAAAGGTTGGCGTCAGAAGTGGTTAGACGTTCAATC